TGCTGGCATATCAGACTGACCAGTAATACTGGTGACAGTAGCGTTAATTTTACTTCTCAGTTGAACCATCTGAGATTTATAAACGCTTTTACTTGTCCCAGCGTTATAGTCAAACTGGCCCTGGTTAAAGATAATAGCCGTAACGGAGTATGTTTTGCCTGCAGCATCAGCTACGGCCTTTGCCTTGGTTATACAATCAACAACCCTGTTATAATACTTAGTATCATCAATAAGGTTGGCTAATATCTGACCTGAAACTCCTACAGCAGAAGATAAAAACAAGCGGGAGGAATCACTACTCAGGCAGTGAGCGTCAAGAAATGACTTTCTGAATCCGTTCACCGCGCCAACTAATGGCGATTCGCCCTCATTTTTATCGTTACGACCTAAAGCCTGTATCTCTGCATCCGAGAGAATTGTCGAGCCATCAAGTGATTGCGTTACTGCGATCATGGGTTTGAATTCAGAGCCGCCTAGCGGGTTGAATGCATTATCTACTGCCCCTGCAGGCCTAACAGAGTTGCCAAGCATCAAGTTTCCATATTTTGCCGTTCTGGAAACCTGCGCCCACCCTTCATCCCCCTGCATTAATGACTGTCCTTCACCAAGAAAATGGTTATAGGCGTCAGAAGGGAATTTCAGCTTTGTAAGCGTAATCCTTGAATCTGCATCAACAAGCGATTTATTTTGAGGGTCCTGAGCGTTTATATAAATTTGCTCAGCAGTTTGTCCATCGCCACCGGCGTTGCTCCATGCTGGAACACTATTTTTATCAATGATGTCGTAAAACAGCCCCATAGGATCGACGATTCTCAAAACTGCATCATTCGTCGCCTGAATCGATGTGCCATTGGGCAGATTGTAGGCATTAAAGTGTGACCACCCATCCTTAGTTACCATATCCCAAAATAAACCGTTAGGATCTGTTAGGCGAATTAAAGAATCATTGGTTTTTGATATTTGCAATTCACTTATTTTTAACTTGTCCGGTGAGATATACGCTGTCCCGCTTCCAAACCCCCCATTTTTGTCAATTTGCCAGCCGATGAATCCTATCATATCAACGATAGCCGCCACCAAATCACCAATATCATCGAATTTAATCGTCCCCTTCATAGGGGCTAAGTCATCTGCGACCTGCTGGGTCTGTTCTGCAATATCGTCAACAGCCTGCTGAGAAGGCATTTTCCGGCCAGTTGGCTCCAACGTGCCGGAATTATTTATAACCTCAATTGCTAGCGCGCTATCATCAGGGCTACGGTAATACGCAGTTGATCCTACCGGTATGTTGCCAGCATCTGCGTCTGCCTGCGCCGCAGCCAGCGTCGGAAACTCGCGGATTGTCCCTGTTATGGCCGCTGTACCCGGCTGCTTCGCCTGCAATACGGCCACGCCTGCTTTGTTTTGATACTGCCATGCAGCGGAAAGCGCATCTGGGCCCTGGGCTACCCAGAACGACTGGCCGTCATTCGTTGCTGCCAGCCCGGCAATTGTTCCATCAGGATCACTGGCAGTCTTATAGAACGTGAACTTATTCTGTGCGTAGTCAGAGGCATTAGATGCTGCTGTTACAGCCTCATCTCTTGCAACTCCCGCCTCTGTTGCATATTGCAGTGAATTTTCTTCTGATGTAGCCGCGCTCTGCTTGGATAAAAGAGCTGATCCAGCTGCATCCTGGGCTTGCTGGGCTGCAGCACTAGTATCCTGATATCCTTGCTCAGCCTCCAGCATGTATTGTTTGGCTTCTGCGGCACTAACGGCGGCATCTGCTGCTAATTGAGCAGTTTTTTGCGTTTCGGTGATTGTCATTTTTTATTCTCATGAATATTCATAAATTATCACGATGCCTTCTTTCCCCTTGGCGCCATTTACTGCTGGAGAGGATGGTCCTTGTGAAGAACCAGATGCGCCTGAACCATATGCCTGCCCATCAATAGCCGGGTCTCCAAATGATGGCACCCATCCCCCGCCTCCAAAAACGCTACTTGCCCCAGGTGATCCGAGGAATGACTGGGTTGCGTTAGCGTATGCAGGTGTAGATGGGGCTCCTGGAGAGCCTATGATATTGGCACCGGAAGGAGCGCTTGATGCGACATTACCCTGAGGTAGAAAAGGTGGATTTGCTGGTCCGGCAGACGGCCCTCTTGTTCCGCCAGGCGCAACCATTAGCGATCCAAATGAGCTTGAACCACCAACAGAGCCAACCGGAGATGCTGCGGTGCCTCCCTGCCCGCCAGCGCCAACAACGATGCTAATGCTGGTGAAATTTATTGAAAATCTACCCTTAGCATATGAACCGGCCCCACCACCTGAAACTATTGACACCTGCCCCGCTCCAGTGGCTGGGGCAGCATCGCTCCCACCACCACCGCCAACCATTTCAACAACAACCGACTTAGCACCAGGGGTTGGCGTATAAGTGCCGGATGATAAAAATGTCTGCACGTTCAGGAGTCGTCCTGATGAATAATTAATCCATCCAATACCGCCAGCATCAGGATTTGTCGTGTTATTTTCGATAGTGCTTTGCCAGAATCCATCCCTGGCTGAATTGATAAGAATTGCGCCTTTTGGGTATCCACCGATAGCTGCCGAAAATGCAGAGTCGAATGTATAGAAACCTCCGGCTTGCCCCCATTGAAGTCGAGTATAGGCATCATTAAAAATCCCATTAAAATCCTGCCCCTTTGGCGGCTTACCGCCAGCAGATAGAGCGATGCGGGTAAGCGGAGGAAATCCTGAGTCCATCGCGGCAAGGCCATCAGCCAACGTTTCAGGGGTGGAATTTACCGGGATCGTGTTTTTGTCACCACTCGCAGAAAAAACAACCGTCAGACGTGACGGCATGGCTGAATTGTTCAATTCAGACCTCCTGAACGATGTTTACTTTTACCCCAGGCGGGGAAGGAAGTGCTCCGGAGCTTTGCACTATGGCCAGCTCAGAATCGGAAAGCTGGAACTCGAATACGTAGCTCATGACATGGTTGCCATCGTCACGCACGTAAGCTCGCCCGCTGGCGCCGAACATGTACATCAGCATGCGATTCATGACCGGCACGGTGCAGTCGCTGATGTTCGCCATCGCTTTGCACATGATCAGCTTGCGGTATGCATCATTGGTCAGGACCACAGTGTTCGTGTCCTGCACGCCGGTATAGAAAGGCGCCTGGTTAAAGGGTTGCGGGTCGGTGAGTTCTGCCGGGGTGCTGGTCGCTTCGCCAAACCCCAGAAACTGCTGGGATGGCGTCACAGTCAGCAAACGCTCTACATCAACGATTTTACCCCAGCACATCAGCCCGTAATCGCCGCAGGTCTCGATGTTGAATACGAGGTCATAGAACGTGTCTATCCAGTCCTCTGGCGCTACAGAAGCGTTAAAGGTGTCAATCAGTGACCGCAGGCTGGTTGAGTTCACGTACTGCGCGTAGATCGTCCAGTCGACATTATTCACTTACCGCCTCCGTTATGATGTTTGTTGCATCGAGAGTCGGCTCCTGATCAATCCCCATAGTCAGTGCACTAGACCAGGTGGCTCCGTCCAGAGAGATCTGGACCGAAAGCACGTTCATGTTCTGTGCATCAAGCGCCTGAATGGGGCCGATATAGCGGCTGCCATAAATTCGCGCGCCGGCACGTGCCCGGGTGCCGCCATCTGCGCCGGTAAAGGCATTCAGGACGACCGTTCTGATCTGCGCGTTGATATCTGACGGAAGGCCATCATTCGCTTCGTATTCCACCTTGATATGAACGCTCACCGCATCCAGCGTTTTCCACCTGTAGGTGTACTCCGGATAAGGGGCGTCATAATTTTCGGTATCCTGCACGGTCCCGGTGGTGTCACCGTTCATAACGGTGCCCGGGGGAAGTTTTTTATTGATGGCCGCTGCAATGTCTGCCACTGCCCCGCCATAAACCCCGATATAAATCGAGCTGGCAAGCAGCGTGTAATTCGTGGCACCTTTTTCGACAGAAGTCGGCTCTTTGTTGTCGATCACATAAACATCAAGTACCCCATCGACTTCCAGGACAGCAGCCCGCACAGCCGCTGCCGTGTTGAAGGCGTTACGTGCCACTGACTGGCGACGGCGATACTCAAATGCAGATCGCCCTTCAACATTCGAGCCCGGCACACCTGCGGTCTCGTTGGTGATACTCGACCAGCCACTTACCGCGACATAGATGTTTGTCAGGGTACCAATGGGGCAAGCTATCGGCCCGGTAGTCAGGTTCTGGAACTCGATCTTTACCGTCCCGTCCGCACCTATCGTTCCGGCCGCCAGGGACACGTACATATAACCGTTGTCGTCGGTTGCATAGGACTGTGCCGGGATCACCGTTCCCGGTACGCCAGAGCATGTAGCTGTTACAACCGTACCCGCAGCAGCAATGCGATCGAGGAAGTAAATCCTGCCGATGCCATCCTGAAATCTGCCGGAGGAAAAGTCCGGGTTCATGTTGTTGACGATAGCCAGAAGCTGATCGTTCTTGTCTGCGATGATTGCAGTATCAGTGACAGCCAATTGCCCCTGCGGCGTCTTGAGGTTCGTGCTCATCGCCGTCCCGAATGCAGAGCCAATATCTGCTATACGCCCGGCAAGAATGTCTCCCTCATCCGGAACATCAAGGCCAGTGGTGGAAAATGTCACGGCCGGTACCGCCGTAGAGATTGTCGTCATTTTTTCCTCACAGGGTGACGCTGGAATCCAGGCCGTTGGTATCCACGATCGCAATAACGCCGGTAGTGCGGCGCGTATCGCGGTTGTTAATCAGCGTCGGCTCAGCGCGCGCGATATAGCTCATCCGCAACGCTTCAACCTGAAGCGCGGCCGCCATGGCGCCGGTGCTGGCCTTAACGTTCAGAAGCTCTTTGTAATTAACGCCGGTGTCTTTTTCGTAAATGCACTCGCCGCGTATGGCCAGGCATGCCGTCGCTACGTCCTGAGCGCAGGCGTAGGGATTTTCAACCGTGGCGATATTACCCAGCTCATCAAGGACAAGATCCCAGGTGTCGGGATCGAGTTTGAGAGATATTGTTTTCATGGATTTCGCCCATAAAAAAACCCCGCCGAGGCGAGGTTTCAAAAACATAAGATTGAGTGGTTGTGTTAATACACTGATTTGATCTGCGTGGTACCGTCAGGAACGCCGTACTTGCTCATTGTCCAGCAGGCCTCAGCAACCTGGATTATTTGGTATCTCATTTCAGGGCCAATTCCTTCTGTTAAGCTGATGTTCTTTTTCATCAATTCAAGAGAAACGCCAGATCTCTCAGCCTCGCCAGCCGCCCGGCACATACGCCTTACCCCAGCATCAGAATCAGCCTGCTGGTATGGGTATCGGGCCATTAGAGAATAGTAGACATTATTTAAAGTGTAAGACGCAGCATCAATCTCACGCTTGGCCATACACTCCTTACTAGCCTGACACTCAGCTTCTTTCTGTGCTGCAAATGCTTCGTTTTCTTTTTTCTGCTTATCAATTTGTCGTTGGTACATTAGATCGTGAAGAAGATCACTATATCTATTGAAATAGCATTTATTGTCCTTTCGACAATCGCTTGTATCTTGCTCTGGAAGATTTCCCCCGGTTTCCTTTTTGTAAATTTCTCGCAAGTCTTTTACAGACTGCATACCGCTAGAATTAGTAGGGAACTTTGTTTCATCAAACTTGTTGGCTTTCTGATAATCAATATATTCAGATGGGGACATGGCACAGCCAGACAAAGCAATAAAAAATATTAAAACTGATTTTTTTATCATCACGGCTCCAGGGGATCGGTTCGGCTTCCTCCTGATACTACCCCACCATGAGTATGCCCATCAACGATAGAACCGTCGACAAGCTCAAGCTGCCCGTTTGAATGGACTTTCAGTCCGTTGATGTTAACCACACCAGGGCTCTGTATGTTTATTCCGCCGCCTGTAAACTCAGCGAACTCCGTGGGTTCATCGTTCAAACTAGCGATAGCAGTGATGTAAACAGCATCCGAGTATGAGTGGCGACGCTGAGTTGGCGGTGGCCCGCTTTGCCTTGACGCTCTGACATTGGTTGTGTCTTTGTCACAGGCGATTACCAGACCAATATCGCCAATGCGGGGCGTCATTTTTACCGCGCTGTTCCCGGCCTGATACCGAATGAAGGGAATGTCATACACCTCCTGACATTTAATCTCCCCCCCGGAAACGTTCGCGCCGCTCACAAGAGGTAGCACAGTCATAACGCCATCACCAACATCTTTAACCAGAACAATATCAGCAAAAACATTGCCCTTTGATGCCGTGGCTATAAGGGACAAGATCGCGTTACCCTGACAGGAGATATCAGAAGCTTTTTGGTTAGTTGCCATTACTTTCCCCTCCGATGACAGATGCCGGAGATGCCACAACAAACGTCTCCCAAAGTCCACCGGGAACTTTACAGGAAAGATAATGAGTGGTTCCTGCCTGAATAATCCATTCCCCGCTTGCGTGAGGCAGGTCAGTCTCAAGGATGATTTTGGTATTCAGTTTCAGAGAGGGAGAGTAAATGCACCTAAAGTTAATTCCCATCTCATAAAATATTGGATACCCAATAAGCCCAGTGGCTGGAGAAATATACGGAACAACTGAATCAGACGGTGTTTTACCTGTGTAAATTGTGACAGTGCCAAAATCTATATCAACAGATATGTCATGCGCTGCCGCGATTTTTAATATTTGCATTATTGCGTTGTCATCGAAATACGGATTCCGATGAGTCGCTTTGACGTCGACATTGATGAATTTCAGGCCAACTTTAAAGGCAAGAGCGCGAATCATATCGGCCACATCTGCATCGCCGCGAATGGATGTAGGTTCACAGGGGATCAGTCGCTCCCTGCCAGAGGCCGCCGCGGTTATCTCAATCGGCGCATCCGGCATCTGGTTCAGGTTAATCCTGGCAGATGTTATTGACCCGGAAAAAACACGGGTGTCGCCGGCGTAAACGACAATTGAGTTCTGCGCATAAGCGACTATCTTTTGCGCATTTGTCGTCAACTTTGACATGTTTTCCAGGGAGAGTCCCCAGAGGCTAAGTTCAAGAATCGTGCCTGTAGCGCCGCCAAAGGCAGATATAGCAGCTTCACACTTGAAGCCTTTAACCGTCAGCGTGTTACCAATTCCGCCGTCAAACGTACCGTTAGCCAGCGTAAACGATACGGTAAGTTCTCTCTCCTTGTAACTCATCTGCCGACCTCACTGCTCGTCGCATAATACAGCTTGAATCTGGTGCCGATTTCGTCGTAATAGGGATCGGCTGTACCTTTTGAGTCAACGAAAACCAGATCGCCACTGAACCCCAGATATTTATACCGAACCAGGTAAACGCAGTTCAGGCAGAGAACACCCTGAAATATCGGCTTGTCATCGACATACAGATCGGCGTAAAACCCGGTAGAGCGCTGATGCAACTTGATAGCGCAGTTCTGGCCGCCAAGCGTGACATACACCTTTTGGGATAGTGACGGTGATAAGCTAATTTCCTGCATTTCACATCACCTTTTCCAGAAAGTCGGAGACGGTGCTTTTTATCTGCTTAGAAACCGCAGTAGAAGAGCTGTCCCACGCCTTAGAGACCGAATCGGCCGCCGAGTTAACGTTAGATACAATCCCCGCCCCGGTAGTCTGGAGAGCGTCTGATAAGGTTGTATCTGCACTTGACCAGGCATTCTTAACATCGCTCAATGTCACCTCTTTCGTTGCCCCGGTGATCACCTGCGTTGATGCTGCGGCGCCATTGTTGGTTTTCGCGTTGCTGGTCGGCGGCCCTTCAATCACAGCATTTGAAAGCATGACCTCCCCTCCGTCCATGATCTCCTCGAAAGTGCAGTTCGCCATCAACAACGTCTGCCCGCGATATGACCCCACAAAATAATCGAAGTGGGTCAGATCGTAGCTGTAATACACCGTGTCCGGCGTCTCGATGTTGTAGGTGCTGGCCGTGTTTTTCATCTCATCCAGTTTTTGAATGAAATTGTTACGGCTAAGCAAAGAGAAATTGGTCAGGTTAGGCAGTGACCCGGAAAAAGCCGTCCACCCCTCAAGGGCAAAAATGATCCTCAGTTCAGACGGCTGTTTCACTTTGTTGTAGGACGTGTACCGGCCCTTTTCTACCGGCCCCTTAGTCACCGCCGCATCACCGTAGCGATCAACGCTAACCCAGCCGGAAGGAGAGAAAACCTCCTGCCCGGCTGCAGCCGTCAAAAGCGACTCGTCAACGGTGTTATAGGTGATCCGGTAAGTTGGCGACAGGGCGCTGTTAAGGACGGATAACAGGCTTCCTCCCTGAATGGCGGATAGCACTGTCGAGACATTCAGAGAAAACGACATGAGTTATTGTCCTGAGTAGCCAGCCAAAAGCATGACACGGTTGTCGCCGTGCTTTTTGATGTCGCTGGTGAGCTGTTCCACGTTCTGGGCCTGAGTAGTGATTTTGGTGCCATAAAACTGATAAGTCGCACCGGACTGCCCGGGCATCGAGCGGTCTACAGCCATGCCGGCGCCGGGGCGCATTCCGGCCATGACTTTAGGGACGTAATTGCGAGTTTCCGACGGCAGGTTATCCATGCCTTTCTTCTGGACGTTTCCGAGACCCCAGTTATAGGAGGCAAGAGCTTTTTCCAGATCGCCACCAGTAGCATCCAGCAGATAGCGCAGGTATCTTGCAGCGGCATCAGCTGACTTGTGGGGGTCATAAACGTCCATCCCCTTCAAACCCAGGTCTCTGGCAGTTCCATCCATAAACTGGAATGGGCCTTTTGCCCCTTTGGGGGATACTGCTAACGGGTCCCCACCTGATTCAGTAGCAGATACCGAAGACAGCAGACCGGCAGGAAGTCCATATTTACCTTCCAGAGCCCCAAATTCGCCGGCCATTGCCTGAAGAAATGCCTTTCCTTTAGCGCCAAGGCGAGCGGCCTGCGCGTTAAGCGGGACATTTGGCTGGTATCCCGAGGTATCTGGCTGCATTGTTGCCGCGCCAGCTGGAGAGATCAGGGCATCAGCGATTTTTGAAAGGAGATTTTTGGTGCTTTCCCAATAGTCTCTTTCATCCTGCTGCTGCCTGCGCTGTTCAGGAAGCGGCTGAAACTTAACTGCATCCAGCATTTTCTGCGTTGCCTGCTGCTGCGGGCTTAGATACGCAGAGTCCTGATCAGGTTTAAAATCCAGTGTGCCGCCGTTTTTCTTCAGCGCCTGCTCGGCTGCCTTGGTCACTCCGGGCAGCGCATCATTACCGGTAGGCTTTCCGTCTTCAGTGCCGTACCACGCCTTTTTAAATTCATCGGCAGCCTTGGAGAAGTTGCCGTTATTGAGCTCGTTTAAAGCGTTACCCAGGTGGTTTAGCACTTTTCCGAGCATGGAAAAGTTATCTTTGAGGTTGCGCAGATCGCCTGATAGCGTCCAGCTACCAAGGTCAATACCAGTAATGTCGTTAATGTCCCGCTTCAGCTCTTTGAAGAATGAAGAGGATTTTGCGTTACCAGACGACCACTCTATGAGGAGACCATTCAGATCGCGAATGGTTGGTATCAAGCCCACGTAAATCTGGTTTTTTACCGTGTCGAGATTTTGCCCCAGCTCCGCCCATGCGGCTGTAAATTCCTTTGCGCCTTTGGTTGAGGCGTCTGTAATGCCGGAACTTTTTGTTAGGCGATCAACATCAGTCAGGAATTTGCCTTCCTGGTTACGCTGATTGATAGCATCATCAATACCAACCAACTGAAGAATCTGACGGCGGATATCTGGATCGGTAACCTTCCTTGCCGACTCCAGTATTTTCCTGAACGTGGTTTGTGCTGAGTCGTCCCTGATATTGAAAGAATCATGGGTCAGAGAATTAAGCCGGATTGCAGCTTCCTGCACTGGCGTATCGTACACCCCGACCTTAGCCAGTTGCTTTGCGTTCTGAAACCCCTGCAATGCTGCACTTATTTTCTCGACAGAACTACCGGCCGCCTCTGCCGCCTTGCCCACTCCGTCAAGCTCTTTGGCTGTCATCCCCAAAGATTTAGCCTGAATGGACAACTCCATTAGCCCTGAGGTAGTGCTTTTCACAAAGCTCATCAGGCCGCCTGCAGTGACGGTAACGCCAGTCAGTGCCAGCAATTCCGTCTTTATGCTGCTGAAGAACGAAGCGGCTTTCTTGCCCTGCTCCGCCATTTCCTTGGCGGTGTTTTTGGCGTCTTCGCGCTGCTTTTTCAGATCGTCACTGACTTCCTGCTGGGCTTTTCGGAACTGAGAAGTATCAAGGCCCAGCGTAACCAGGAGGGCGTCAATTACCGTTGCTGCCATGATCACTCTCCGCTGCTATGGCTCTGTTGGTGTTATCCACGGTCATTATTTCAATCAGCCACCACATATCCTGGACGCTGTATACGGTGTCCAGCTCGTGGAGTGTCGCCATCTTCCCGGAGATCACCGCAGCAATAGTGCGCGGTACATTCGCATACTGTATGAAGCCGCGATCTGAATCTTCAGGAACGGATAAGGGGATTTCTAACTTGCGGTGGCTGCTACAAAAGCGATATGGAGCTTGAAGGCTTCGATTTTCAGGCGCGACCAGGTGCTGATTTCTTCGATCTGACCTTCGTCAACAAGCGCTGTTTCGATACCGTTACCGCCGAGGAATTTCACGCAGCCAAGCAACTCATCAAGCAGGGGCTTTGACTGTTCGAACGGAACTTTAGCCAGTGAAGTGATACCCCACTGAGCGAGACCTGCCATGCCGCTGGCCATCACGCTTTCATACAGCTCGCGAGCTTCTGCGTTATCCTCGGCTGGGGCCGGCGCCACCGCAGCACTGATGGCCATCATCATATTGTCGGGAACGGTAACGCCGGCGCCAATTACGGCACACGCCAGGCGGATCGCCCACTCTTCGGCCTTTCTCGCCGGCATTTCGGTGATTTTGAACTGCTTACCCTTGTCACGGTTATCTGCTTCAACCGTGAATACGATGCTTTTACGAGCCATTTTTGTTTCCTGAATGAGTTATCTGGCAATAAAAAAGCCCACCGTAGTGGGCCGATCGTAAATCTATGCTTCAAAGCATGGTGGATGCATTTCAATCTTGCTTTTTAATTCATTATGTATTGCAAGAAGATCATAAAATCGTCTCTCAACAACCAACAACTGGCATTCATGTAAATAGTCTCTGGTTGTCAAGCTTCTCGACATAAAGAGATCGTGTAATCTTTCGCTCTCCTCAATCATCATATTATCCCGCAGATATGTGACTGTATTGATTATCAGCTCAGGCTCATCCATGCATAGCAAATGCCTCTCTGCCGCACTGATTTCACCTCTTAAATCATTTTTTTGGCAAGGATTTGAATCTTCAAATTTAGATGCAACTTCACTTATAGCATCGCATGCATCTTTAACGCTGATATTGAACCACTCTCCAGAAACTCTTGCTGTAGAGAATAATTCATGAGCAATGCGTTCCAATTTGGCTGCCGCGTTAAAAGGGCCAAAAATTGAAATAACCTTGATGCCTATACCAGATTGATTCTCTAAGTGTTTTCTCCTGTGTTGTACGTTTTTTGATACTCCAATTTTCACCAGCCCCGCTGCAGACTGCATAACGTAAACATATTTCATGCGAGTTACCTTAAGAAAGCGAACCTGTCACACAGAAAAGCCGCCCCAGAAGGCCCGCCGGCACTAACGGCAGTTCTCAGGATCGCTTTCTGTAAGGTTCCGGGATTATAACGTGCGCGTGTGAAGCGCAGGGGTATTGCGGGAATAAAAAAGCCCGGACTTAGCCGGGCTGATTTTTTTTACGCTGAGTAGTCTGCCGGAGTGACAGTTTCCCACTGGATAAGCCCAGTTACCGGCTGAAGCACACGGCCGGCAGACGGCATACGGCGCGCGCGCTGCAGGATGCCGTTGGTCATGATGTACTTTTTGCCCAGCGATGGCAGGATCACCGTCCCATTGACACGCAGCACAGACCGCGTGGTCATCTGAGTGGTTTGCCAGTTGTCGATGTACTTAATCGACGGGGATGATGCCGCCAGATGGAATGTCCACGGCAGATCACCATAAATAAAACCACCCAGCAGTTTACCGTCAGCAGTACGCTGGTACTCTGCCGTGTCGGTATCACCCATTTCGAAGATGTTTTGCGCTTCGAACTGCTCCAGGTTAAACCCAGATGGGTAGAGTTCAGCGATTACCAGCTCAATGATGGCGTCTGCCGACGTAATATTTTGACCGGCCATTACTGCACCTCCACGCTGTTAACGGTGATACCCTGGATGATCCCGCCGTCGGTGTACCAGAAGTAAACCGTTGGCTTGGTACGCGCGGCGCGCATTGCCGGGGTGAACGGGCCGATATAGACGTAATACCCTTCAGCCAGAAGCGAATCCGTAACATCGACGCCAGCGATGGCGTTAATCTGGTCGATCTGCGACTGGTCAAGATCGGTTCCCGCCGTCATGCCACCCCATGCCCTGAATTGCTCAATGGTCGGCTTCATGCACGACTCAATACGAGCTTTCCCGGCTGCTGCGTAAGGCAGATTGCTCGCCTGCTGGAACAGCGCAACGAGAGCCGCCTGAAGCTGAGCATTTACCCATACCTGACCAGCCCAGGCGTCAAGCCACGCATAATCACCGGTAATAGAGCCAGGCGCCCACTGGTTGGTTTCGACCGCATTCGAGGCATAGTTGCCGTAGAAGTTATAGCCGTTGGCCTTAGCCGCCTCGTAATCAGTATCGTTGCTGATCATCGGCAGCAGGCCGGACACCTGACGACCATTCAGAGAACAGCGCCCATTGGCCTGCGTGAAGTTCAGCGCAGCCACAAACCCCATAGCGTTTGCTGCGTGGTTCGGATAACCATACACCGGGCAGATGTCGTTATAGGCGTAGGTGTTGATGATGTCGTACACCAGTGTATTCGAGCTGCCCGCCACGATTGCCGTTCCTGATGCGTCCCATGGGACATAGGAAAAGCGGTGGTTCTGGCTGTTTGTCCAGAGAGCAAACGCATTAGCCTGGTCTTTGGTGACAGCGAACGTCGTGGAGAATGTTACCCAGTCCTGCTCTTTGGCCAGAATGGCAGTAAAGATATCGTCAACCACTGCCGGCGCCGCACCCTGAGAGATCACCGCGCCGGTCGCTTCGGTCAGTTTCAGACCCGTAGCAAGCGTACCTTCATCGGCAAAGGTAATGGTGCTATCCGCGCCTGTGGTGGCAGAGGTGATGATAAATTTCTTCAGCACGCTATCCCAGGTCACTACAACCGAGGAGCCAATGCCGGTTTCAATCAGCTCTGCCGCGTTATCAAAACTGGTGGCGCCGCTGAGGTTGATAGCCGCAGAAGTCTCCTCCGTACCATCAACGGTCAGAGTCAGCGTACCCGAAAGCAACTTGAGCTGTGCCAGCGTGGTCGCGGCGTGCGATGCGGAACGAAGGAATGCCGCCACTGCTGCAGTATTGAATCGGCTAAAATACAGCTTGCCAGGCATCTGTGTTTTACCGGTGAATGCGGCGAAATACAGCACCGCGGCGGTGTACTCAATCGACGCGCTGCCGAAGTACGCCTTTACCTCATCCGCACTGGAAAATGAGGGTACTGCACCAACCGGCGCGTATGCGCTGTCGGTCAGGAACAGGCCATTGAGATCAATAGCTGTCCCTGTCGCCTTCAGTACGCCGGGAAGCATCTGGGCGATTTTTGATAGCGAAATTGCCATTTATTATTTCTCCGGAGGAAATCTCACGTCGACCGGCTGCGATATCACATCTGCGCCTGTCATAAACTGCTGAGGAACGCTGACGACAATCAGCGGGTTTGCATGGAATTCAAGCGTCCAGCGGGATTCCCACTGTTTCTCGCCGTTGATCATCGAGGTTTGCCGCGGGGGGCCGGAATAAAGCGGTACCAGGACATTTGCGTTTTCCCTGAACCAGGTGCATGCGAATTCGGAGCGGGCAATGCGCGAAAAGATGGTGGCATTGTTTTGCGCCTGATCTCCGTAGAAATCGAGCTGACATTGCCACTCATCAACGCGGCAAAGTTCTGCCCGCCCGTAATCGCTAACGCCGTCATACTCGTAATTGACAGCACTGGTTGAGAGGTCCGTCAGAAAAAGCGGCGTCATAGTAATGAAACCGCCTTTCGGCATGGGGGTCTGATTTTGCTGAGTCTGCGTGATCTCTGAATCCGGGAAGAGGACAGAAAGGAAATCGCCAGTCGCCTTAAACAGATCGCTTTCAGTGACCTGCAGGCCTACGTCAATTGTTGACATGCGATAACCCTCGTCCAGTCCGGCCAGATTTCAGGCACATCCACGACCAGCCACGTTTCATTGCCGATAACGAACTTATCGCCGCCCTGCTGCCGATCCCTGTTAATCCCGCACCAGTTGCCATCCGTCCAGATACTGACCAGCACCCCCTGGATGTTCATGTTATCCATGTGCCTGATATCAGCCTGACTCAGCGCCTGCTTTTGCACCATCATCGTTACCGGCGGCGCGAAACCTGGAGAGGTCGAGTAATCCGGGTTTTTGATTGGTCCGATCGAGCGGTAAATCTGCGCCTCGACGCGAGGATTAACCGCGCTAATGGCGCTTCGCACTATGGAATGAAGATTCACTCTTTCACCTCGTAGTCGACCGAGTTCAGCATGTGGGCCGAGTCGATTAACGGGTCATTAAACCCTTTTTTGTCGACCGTGCTTTTTGCGTTCGTCGGCTCAGAAAAGGCGATGATTGACGACTGAATCTGCCCCTTGATCCGCTCCCCCATCAGAGCCAGGCTTTTGCGGGCGTCAAAATCGTTTGCCTTCATGAGTTTCCCGAGCTCTCCGCCCCACTCCGGACCATGTTCAGAAATGGTCTTCCTGAAGTACGGCCGGGATGGGATCGTAACGATATGCTCGGGTATCATTACTGACTGCGCGAAATTGGCCTTTGATGGCTTAGCGAAGCGAGAAACGCCGTCACGGCGAACGTAAAAGTTCAAATCCCTGGTATGCGCCGGGATTTTTACAGTGCCGCCAAATTCGTTGGTGGCTGCCACAAGTGCTACCGGCGTCCCGTCGGGGTATTTGGCCCCTTCAAGGAAACCAACCTTCAAATCATCGCCAGAGGACAGCCCCTTTGCGATCGACTGCAGGTGCTCCATCAGCTTATCTCCGCCTGACATTCCATCCATAGCTACCTCCGGATGAAAGAGCGGCGGTTATAATGGCCAGGGTACATCGAAGGAGAGGACCCAGGGACATATCGCACAGTGCGATAAGGGGCTGTAGCTTGCCAGTAAGCTGCACCGTATGGCGTCTGTAGATACCACCACGATGACGCGCTGGAAGGCCCCGCATCAGTCGAAACCGATACAGACCCCTCCGATGCGCTTGCCACCCGACCTACCAGACCAGAAGCCTTCTCGCCGTTTACGCCTGAATTCAAAGCCGCGATGTGAGCAACCAGCATATTCAAGAAGACGGCGCGGACAGCAACATCCGCAACCAGGCTGCTGTCCGTGTTATTCAGGTAAATCGTTGCCTCCGTGAAGTACGCATTAAGCAGCGTTTCACTTACGGCATCGAACTCCGGATAACGCTCACGAAATGCGGCAACATCAAAGACAACGATCGCCATTATTTTTTGTCCGCCTTCTCAATGCCCGGGGCCGGGTTGTTCTGATCCAGACCTTCCAGACCAGTTTTCTCCGAAGCGTTTTCATTAGCTTTCGCCTGGGCGCTGCTGGTTTTCGCCTGGGCAAACACCAGCTCTTTGCGAACGTAGGGCTGATCAGCATGTACTGCCAGCCACGCCTCAAAGGCTTCCTTGTCCACGTTTTCGGTCAGGCCGTAGCCGCCGACAACGAGAGAGGAATTGGAGCCGTTAAGCTCCACTTTGTACGCGCCCTGCTCCAGGATCAGGCCGTTCGGCAGTTTGCATCCTACAGTTACTGTTTCGGCCATGTTACACCCCGATCATGCTGGCAATGCCCAGCGGTTGACGAATGATTGCACCCCAGGTGCCACCGGATTTTTTCTGCCGCCAGGAAGACTCTTCCACCACGACAGCGTGGGCGCGCATCTTCTCGGTGAACGCTGCGTAAGCGGTGTCCTGCTCACCCAGACGCTCAACAATCAGCTGCACAAGCTCGCCTGCGTCGGTGCTGTATTCAACAGCGGTTTCGATACGCATGTTCGGGAAGTTTTTCTTCAGCTGATCGGTGACGTTCACGTTGTACTGGTTCGTCTTGGTCAGGTTGACTTCCATTTCCGGAGACATACCGAGCACCATGCGATCGGTACGCTCTACAAGGCCTTTGGTCTGAGAGACCAGCTGCTTATAGAGACGACCGGAAATGTCGTCATATACGGCTTGCCCGTCTTTCGTTGCCCAGGTAACGCCACCGCCGGAACCAGTCGCCGCCGGCGTCACCGGAGCGCTCAAAGACGGATCGTTGAGCAGGCCGTAGTTTTCCAGCCCGGCGATGCCGTAGAAGTAGGACTTGTTCTGGAATTTGTTCAGCACAAGCGCAGAGGCCACGTTAAGCTCGGCGGCATAGCCGATACGCCCGGCGCCGTACATGTCCAGCTCGCGCTCACCCCAGCGGGTGTGAGTCTGATAATGGAACGACTGGCGCGGTACCCAGTTGACGTTGGCGGACGTCATGCCGTTGTTGTTGAAGTCGCCGTAAGCGCTGGTTTCACCAGTCGACTCGACGATCGGGAACTGCGAGGTCAGCGTCGTCCAGTCGCCTTTTTTCACTTCACCGATAATCTCTGCAGCCTTCATCGGCGTTACGAGAACGCGGATAAGTTCCGGATCGACGTAGTTAGTGAAGTAGGCCGGGATACCGGCGTTATTCGCAGTGACCATTTGCGGCTGGGCATCCATCGCCAGCGCGAAATTCTCCGCAAACTCCGGCTTCAGGTAGTCCTTCGCGCCGGGCAGCACAATGCCATATTTCCCGCTGGCTGCGGCGTAGTGTCGCTGAAATTCGTTCATTACTTGCTCCAGGTGCTGATTTTGACCAGCTCGCCAGCGTCACAATCGCTTGCGGCATAGAATGCAGTCTCGATAAAACCGGCCACGGTTGCGCCGGCCGCTGCGATTTGCACTTCACCGGTGGTCAGAGATGCAAAAACCTTCTGCCCGCGGGTGGCAGCGGTTGACGTTTTGGCCCAGAAGTCACCGGCTACCATCAGGGTGATTTCGCGGCCGGGCTGGATAAGCATGGATGCCTGGCCCAGCCAGATGGTGATCGACGCCTGACCGTCACGATGGACAAAGCCAGACGGAACACCGCTACCGGCATTGGAAGCCACACCGTCAACATCCCAGGCAAAGCGGCCGACAATCAGGCCGTCCTCGCCAGCAACCAGAGCGCCCTCGCCGGCCTGATAGGTCGCGTGAGGGTTAGTGCCAGCAAAGGCCCCTTCGACGCCGGGGGCCGGATACTGGTTAATTCGTGTCTGAAAACCTGCCATGTTAACCTCGTTTCAGTTTGCCAGCGGTCGGGAATGCTTTTTCGAACTCACTGGCGGAAGCGGAATCCTGCGCAATGACAGGGCGTGAATTTTCTTTCTGGCTGATCGCCATTTTGACCATCGCCGGATAAGCGGACGGGTGAACGCCGGAGATATCCACACCGCTCTGTTCAAGTGCAGTGCGATAGACATCTTCAGCTGAGTCCATGGCAACGACGTCGCCGATCAGCGGGCGGACAACCTGCTCGGCTTCACGGATTTTCCGGAAGTTTTCCGCAGCCTTTTTAGTTGCGCTGTCGGCTGCCAGACGAATCGCAGAGTCCATCGCCGTTTTGGAGACTTTGTCGTCTTCTTCATCGTCTTCATCTTCGGCGGTTTTCTTCTTGTCCTTGTCTTCTTCGTCGTCCTCATCGTCCGCCGTTTTTTTCTTATCCTGCTCGTCGTCTTCGTCGTCGGCGGGTTTGTTTTCTTTTTCGTCTTCCTTTTCGGCTTCATCAAGAGCCAGAAGAGCTTTGCGGACTTCTGCCTCCAGATCTGCATCCTGCGCCAGAAGTGGCTTAAGGGTGGCGCGGATCGCCGCTACCTTATGTTTACGCATGTGATTAAGCTCCGGTGGTAATGAATCTGCGACCAGTACATCTGGCCCTGCGCGGCCGTCAGGGACCAGCGCTTCGTGGTTTCCGAAAATGTCACGCATAACGCCGTCATAAGGCTCGCCGTCAGGGGTGACACCCGGGGTCATGTCTGCGACGTACTTGTACGATGCAGATAGCTCTCGCTGCTCTCCGCTCTCAATTCCAGCAATCGCGCTGTTATCCCATATCGACATACCAACCGTGAGATACGTGCCGTCAAACTCCGCATTGGAGTGCGTCACGCCAACACGAAATTCATTGGGCGGGTCGGTGGGAAAATCGGGGATGTGCTTGCTGAGCACGGGGATGTTATTGAAGGTTTTGGCTGCTTTCCGGAGCTCGTCCGGGTGGCGCCAAAGCCGGTAAAGTTTGTTTGGATCGAGCCCAAGCTCTTCGCTTCTTGGTATCTCTCGTCCGTAGTAGGCGTTGACGTTTGCCTTGCTGATATTCGTTCGTGAAATCTGAAGGCGGCCATTTGCGTCGATGGTGCGCACAGAGGCGCGATCGAAAGCTAAGCACTCTGTGGGGTTCATTGCTCAATCCTGTTTTGAAAGCCCTGGAATGACAGCCTCCCAGGTGCAACGACAATTTGGTAATTCGCCTGGCATGATGTGCTCGCCATCAATGAGCATCCCCTCCGAGAGGTCGAAAAGCCTGCCATTAGCTTTCACATGGGACTGGCGAGGATTCTTACCTGCATGGGAGTGCTTCCATATACCCTGGGTAATGCCGAGCGCCTGCTGTCGCGCAGACTGAACGACTGAGGTGGCCTTGTTGTTCTGATCTCGGGCAATGAACGCCGCACGGCGCCGGGTAATACCGTATCGCTTCTGGAGTTCATCGGTGAGATAGGACAAGTCGCGCCCACGCGCTACCGACCGCATAACCAGCCCTTCCACCTCGGTGAAATACTTCTCGGGGATGGATCGGATAAGGCCGACATTCTCGGCGATGGTCGCCTGAAGAGCGTTATTCATCTGCGAGGTCATCTTGAACTCGACAGTAAACCCCGCATCTTTGAAGGCTGTGGCCAGTGACGCATCCGCGTTTTTCATGGCGTCGTTAGCGAACCTGTCGGCCAGCTTTTGCGCCATGTCATCAAACCGCCGCTTCCAGCGCTTCACCAGCTTATTCATCGCCTTGCGCATAACATCAGCTGGAGATTCATCCATGGCGACAGCCGCGCCGCTGGCCCGATAGTTTGCCGACAGCCAGTAGACAACAGATGCCTGCATTTCCTGCACCTGCTTATCAAGCTGTCGGCGGTACCATGCTTCGACGCCAGCGTTAGGATGAACCGCCCTTATCGTCAGGGTCTGTTTCTTCCTCTTCGTCGTAGTCGTCTTCGATTTCGAGGTCATCATTCAGGTCCAGAGAGTGATAGGGCGAGTCCGGGTCACCGGCAATTTTTTCGCGGACTTCGTTGCCAGAGAGCACGCTGGCGGCCACATAGACAGCGTCCGTGTCCGCATCTACTTTGCGAATTTCCGCCCGCTCTTTAGCGCTCATTTCGTACAGCGGCTCAAAGTCGAAGGTTATGCCATCGTCAATGTCCCCGAACTCAGAGAGCTGAATGATGTCCATCACGCGCTTCAGGTTGTCTTTAAAAACAGACTGCTGTAGGGCGTGAATGTAGTCGTAGAAAACGCGGATTTCGCCGTCAGACGTTGCGTTAAGGCCATTTGGAGTAATGCCCAGCAGTTTGACGAGCGGGATGCTCGAAACCGCAGACATGTGCTCCTGCGACTGTGCCTGCAGGGCATCCAGGCCGTTAAGCGGGGCGTTAACGAACTCAACCGTTTCTGGCTGGTTAGGGTTGTTGTCTTTTGCGAATGCGCCACGGTTATCACGGCATCGGTTGAAGACATCAAGCCTTGCAAGAAGGTCATCTGCCGCCCCACCCTGCAGAATCGTGCTCATATTTGTTCCGATTACCGGAACTGAGAACGAGTGAATCATGTCGCTGACACTGTCGCGGGTGCGAAGCCAGTTATTGACGTATGGCTCGGCGATCTGCGAGAGAGACAGGCCGCGAAAGTTATACGATGCCTTCAGCAGGTCAGGCACCTGCCGCGAGACGAAATCAATCATCCGGCTTGCATGTACGGTCCGTCCCATGACAAACCACTGCGTCGGCTTGTAGAAATCCGGGCTCAGCGGGTTGTCGGAGTTATAAATCCCCGGATAGGTCCAGATAGGCTCTATTACCCTGAACCCCTGCAGGCTGCCTTTCGTGATCTTCTTATCGCTCATGAAGAGCTTCGATTGCAGCTCGTTGTCGTCCATCCATGCGGAGATTCCCCGCGGCGAACGAACGTCGATGTAAATTTGGCCACCGCCAAAGTAGCCGTCGTGTTCTGCGGCTTCTTTAAAGCGCTCGCGCACCTTAAACCGCTTCATGGCCTCTTCGAGTTGCTTTACCCGATCCGCCTTGTCTTCATTGCCGACAGTTTTGAGCTTTATCCATTTGCGGGTCATTTCCTCCGCGACGGTGCCTACCATCTTGCGATATTCAGGCTTCTGCGCCAGCGTGGACAGATACGGGTAGCCGGGAAAGCTATCAAAGTCGCCGTAGCCGTAACCGCCATACGCAGCATTGAGATCGTCGTAAGGCGTGGAGTCCATTGCCAGAATGGCGCTTTTGATAGCCTCGGGGATCACCCCTTTCGGCGGCTCGTAGCGCTGAAACTCTCTTTTCGGTAATGCGCGGACTTCGGCCACGGCCTCGGGCCTGATCCCGACCTTCGGTGCTTCAGGTTCTTTTGCCGGCTCAGGCGCGGCGACTTCTTTCTTTTTAAACCACCACACTTAAATTCTCCTGAGTTGATTCGGGTCGATAACCATCGGCTGCGGGCCGGAAATCAGGTTGTCGTCGATTGCGTCCATCCAGGTATCGAGGATGTCGTCGTTGTCGTGACTGTCATCAGCGGAGAAAGCAGCGCATTCCGTCATCGCCGTCAGAACCCACTCCGTTGAGCCTGCGATCGTGCCGTCCTCGTAGAAGATGCTGGAAAGCTTCTGTCCGTCGTCGGTATGCGTCGCGGGGACAAACACTTTCCCGGTTTTGATTTGGGGGATGACGTTAAGGCAGCGAACGAGCTTGTTCTGCCCGGTGCCGCGCGGGATTTCCCTCACCGGGATGGCGAGTTGTCCGGGGGTCTGGCTACGTTTTTTCAGAGTGGTGATGAGGCCCTGTCCGGCTTGCTTCTCTTCAATGGCCATATGACGCAGCGGCATCACCCGCATGGAGCCAGACATTCGCCATTTTTCCCAAACCTCTTCAGCTTTCTTCAGAAGGTCTTCCGGGTCCCACCGACCACGAACGACGTCGATGATGTAAAGATTCCCGTCCACGCCCATACCAGCTAGCGTAAACACGGTGTAATCCAGCCAGTCCTCTACCTTTCCGCTGTTCGTATCGACGTACACGGCGCGGTGCGTAAGCTTCGGCAGAGTGGTATACGTTCTAAACCAGCTGGTGTCGATGATCCCGCCAGTCAGCGCCATCGGGTTTTGCTGGTATTGCGACAGGAAGGTGTAGCGGTCCTTTTCCCACAGCTGCAGGAGGTCGTTAACGTCTTCCATCTGCGGCCAGTATGACCAGTAGCGAACGCCACCAACGACCACAGAATCGGTATCTTTGACCGTTTCCCAGCAAAGCGAACGCCATGGCTCATCGAGCGACTGGATGTACTTCTCGTCGATCATGGCCGGTATGGCGACATGGTGAAACGGCACGCCCATTCCGCCGGCAAGCATGAAGCCCGTTGCGTCGTCGGTGTGCAGGCGCTGCTGGATGCTTACAAATGGCGTCGGGTGTTCTTTCGACTTATCGCCGCGGCGCGAGCGAATGGTGTTTACCAGCAACGTATTCGCGCTTTTGCGCCGGGACTCGCTGAGCATGTCAACCGGCTTGTTGTAGTCGTCCAGCATCACCATGCCGGAAAACTCTGGTCCGTAGTAGCCACCACGACCACCGGTGATCTGCCCGTTGCTTGAGCGCGATACCGTCTGGCCTATAGAGCGTCCTCGCTCGTCCTTTATCTCCCACTCTTCTGCCTGGTTGACACCAAACGAGCAGGGCCAGAACTCCTGATATTCGCGGCTGGCGATAATGTCGCGGGTGCGCCGGCTGTTACGCTTTACCAGCGTGTCAGCAAAAGAGATATTCAGGTTGCGAAAGCGTTTAAGCCTCTTCTCCTGCACCAGGGCGTTGACATAAGCCGGGAAGTGGATGGAGAAGAACTCAGTTTTCGTACCGCCGGGAGGGATGTTGATAATCAGATTTCGCGGGACAAGGCGCCCGGCAAGCAGATCATCAATTTTCGAAGCCATCAGGCGGTGATGCCAGTTAACCAGCAACCGGTCGCCCTGAATCAGCTCGAACCATATCCGGGTGAAGTTCAGGAATGACTTCGTGGACTTTGAACGGATGATCACGCGCTCCGGGAATGACAGGTCATCCCATTCGATAATTCCGCTCATATCAGTCCAGCCCTTCTAACCTTCCCTCCAGCTTCTGCTGGGCCTTCGCATAGTCTTCAGCGGTGTACGTCACCTGATTCAGCGGGCCGCCGTCTTTACCGGTCAACTCGGTTTTCTTCGGAGCGTCCCAACCCTGCATTTCGGCCAACTGCTTAATTGCCGCTTTGGGGTCGTGCATCTTCAGCTTGATGCCGTCCTTTCCCGTAGTGAGCTCGGAGATTGCACTCATCGCGTCAGGGTCCTGAAGAGCGGAATCTTTGAAGCTCCACACGGCCTGGAAAACAGGATTGCCATCGTCATCTTCGCCAACGATGCTGTTGCTGAACTCGGCTATATCAGCGATGGATGTTCGACCCATCTTAGAAAGGCGCTTTAACGCCTCCTCTCGGGTCATGATTGCCTCGTCGACAATCTCGCCCTGCACTGATTTGAGAAAGGCTTGCACACCAAGATTTGTAAAGATCTGACTCGCCGAGTTGCGAATGGCTTCTGGCGTCTTAGCCTTCCCCTTCGCAGCCTTATAGGCGTCCGTCTGGTTCTTCCCTTTGATGATTGCAAGTGCGAATCTTTTTTGCAGCGGAGTCAGAGCATCGAAAAGCTGCTGCTGATCAGCTGTAAGCTTTTTCGACGCCATACAGAATATTCCTCTGGGTTGCTCGAATACTTACCGGGGAATTTTTTGATCGGTAAGTTGTGAAACTTATATAAAACTCTGTCAATGGCGCTTTTAACGCACCATTTGCAGAACTTTATAATTACGCCTGCTTGCCAATTACAGGGCCAATCCGGATACACTTCTTAGTGAGCCAGCCCCAGCGCAAAAGCACCGAAAGGATGAGCAGCGGCTTCATGTATGGGCGAAGCGTAATTTCCGCCGTCAGAGTTCCAGTAGTGCGCATATGACTTACCTCGTTGTGACATTATCGAGCCACCTCTGGAAGTGGCTCTGTAATACCTAGGCAATCATTTTGATACCTGAGTTTTAGCTATTAGTGATGAATATCTGATCAGCTACATACTGGAGCTGTTATTCTTCAACGGAAGGCCACCACAATTATCTGAAAGGAGTATTTATGTCTGAACTCGAAGAGCGCATTGCTGATCTTGAAGGAATCGTTAGCGACCTGCAACTTAGCGAACATGCATCAAGAATCGCTATCACCATTCTTAGTTCAGTTGTGAATAGCATGTCCCAGACCCCTGGATTGTTAGCTCAAAGCTATGCTGATGCAGCCGCCAAAGCCGGCCCGATAGAGTTTGACTTTCCTACGCCAGAAGGTTACGAAGAGCTTCTTCACCAGCGTGTTCTTTCACTTCTCTCAAAGAGTGAAGAAACCAATTAATATACACATCAACCTTGAGGCAATAATACATATTGCCTCAAAGCCTTCATCCCTACTGCAATCCTCTTCTCCTTTCCGCCTGCCTGATGTCAGCCTTATCACGGTTGCACTGCCCCAGCGCTGATAGCAGTCCTACGCCAAAACACAGGTGTATTCCTCCGCAATATGGTCTGGGTTGCGAAATGATTAACCATATTTAGATACACGATGTATTGTTTAGTCATTAGCTGTTCATTCAGCGCCCCGTTTACTTTTGGATATCCTCTTCGGGGTTTTTTATCACGCCGACCTCGCCATGCAGGAATGGCAATGTAGCCCCGCTACTGACTCACTGCACGGTAGTAGGCCTGCCAACGGTATTTATCTAACCGCAGTTGGCGCAGGCATTGAGCGGTTTCGACGTCTGACTGCAGGTCTTCGTCGCTGTCTTTCCCTGCGTCACTTGCTTTGCACGGCGCCGTCATCAAATCCGGGGATGGCGTTGGCAGCGTCGATAGCTCGCTGGCGCAGCTGCACAGCATCATCGTCAAACCGGCACACAGTACGATTCGGAGACTGGACATATTTCACCACGTCGCGGGTTATGGTTAGGTAAATGACCTTGCCCTCTTCTGTAGCAGCAGCGGCCTTTTGCTCTACCGGCTGGATAGTCTTTTCGGCTTTCTCTTTCCTCTTCGCCGCGAGGGCGTTGATATGGTCAGCGTGAGAATTCCAGCCTGAACGCCACGAGAAAAAGCAGGAAAGCAGCAGGATGACTACAGCGCTGATAATGGCGGTTAACCGGCTCATTTTTGACTCCAGAGACAAACCTCGCGCTCAATTTCGCGGCGAGTTACCAGACCTTTCCACTGTTTGCCCTTGGCATAAGTCCAGCGGCGCAGCTGATCACATGCACCTTTCTGGTCGCCCTGGTTGATTTTGCGCAGAAGCGTGGAGGTCTGGAAGTTGCCAGCGCCGACGTTATAAGCGAACGAGTACAGAGCCCCGCGCATTGTCTCGGGGATCGGCTTCTGGATGTATGGGTTAATCTGGCGTGCGACGGCGCTCAGGTCTTTACTGAGAAGCGCACGGCATTCAGCCTCGGTGTACTTCTTGCCGAGCATGATGTCTTTGCCAGTATGGCCATAGCAGACAGTCCAGACGCCTACCACATCCTGATAAGGGTTGTATCGCACACCTTCAAGACCATCGTTCCCGGTTGGGCCAGTGATGAGCGCAGAGGCAATGGCTATGGCGCCACCGCCGATGGCAGCGATAACGCTATTCCTCAGTTTTGGTGTCATAGCCATTGAGCCGATCCTCGCGTTCTTTCCGCCGGTAGTACCAGTTCACCCCACAGGTGGTAATGGTGCAGGCGATACCGACGATAATTGCCCAGTCACTCAGGGTCATCCCCGCTATTTTGTCGGCCAAAATCCATACCTCTGCCTTAACTGCCCCGGCATACGCCTTTGCTGAGACACCGCAGCCCGTCAGTGCGGTCCCGGTGCCGTATGAAAGTCTGCTGTAAATGGTGCTCATTTTTGTCATAACCTCACCTCCGTTGATGACGGATGGCGCTGTGCGTAAAGGGGAAAAGAGGCCCAGACCCTGCGGGCTGATTTATCAACAAAGCACGTCGGGGGTGATTCCCGAGGGTCTGGGCATGCTCAATAAAAAAACCCGCTCAAGGCGGGAAGAAATACCAAGGGTAAAAAGTGACGGCGCGGTAGCCGTAATGGTCCCAAGGTAGAGGGATTGGCGGCCTGCGACGCTGTTGCAGCAGCGCCCCTGATGGATTGGATTATGAGCCCGTCATCAGGTCAGGCCATTATCTGGCGCACCATTCAGGATTCGAACCTGAAACCGATAGCTTAGAAGGCTATTGCCCTCTCCGGTTGAGCTAATGGCGCTGAATTGGTGCCGACTAACGGATTTGAACCGCTGCCCATTCGCTTACAAGGCGACTGCTCTACCATTGGAGCTAAGTCGGCTAATTTGGCGGGACGACGTGGAATAGAACCACGATAAGCAGGTTAACAGCCTGCCGTAATGACCTTTATACGATCGACCCTCAATCTGGTTCAGGGCTCTGCGCGGAAGGGCTTTAACGTGTCGTGCAGCACGTCTCTACCCAAGAGCCCTGACCGGATCGCAGGCATAAAAAAGCCCCGGCGGGATGCCGAGGCTAATTTTACAAACTGGTATGTGACTATCATCTTCATGCCGCCACTTAAAGTTAAGGCAGCATATCAAAGTAGACTCAAATATGACGCATTTAATCCAGTTTTGCAAGACTTGAGTCTAAATTTGTCGACTTTTGTTGTGAACGTGATCGCGTTACCTGCAACAAGGCATCGCTATCAAGGCGCCGCAAGGTGGTCTTCATCTCCTCCCACCGCTCTGTAAACGTTTCTGACCAGTTCTTCGGGGTTACTCCGACCAGGGCGGCAAGCTTTTGGTATTCATACGTCTCCCGCCCTGCCAGTTCGGCTTTGACGTCCTGCGCCGCCAGCCAGATAAGCTGACGCAGGCGGTCGACTGTTTTCTTTGCAATGCGCACACCGGCCAGCTTCTTGCTGAATTGCCCCCATGCCCACCGGGTGATCGTCTCCTGGTGCTCCCAGCAGATATTGTCGCTGTAGTTCCACAGCAACCAGGATTTCTGATGCTCTTCCAGCGACAGCAGAGCCCGGCGCCAGCTGGCTGTCGAGTACTCAACAGGCAGAACGAGAGCGATCGATGAACCCTTAGCGCGGGACTGGCTGCCACTCATTGGCGGCCCGTCCGGGTTAACCATGCGTTGTTTCACCTCGCTATAAACCTTCTTCCTTCCCCGGCTGCGCGCCGTAGCGGTGAATTGCGCGTTTTCTGCAAAGGCTATCAGTTGCCCTTTCGTCGCACCGCTCAGATCGGCGGTGGCCACTATCAGCTGCTGGCGAACAAATTCAAGGTATTGAGCTGTCATGCTGTCTCTCCCAGGGTCTGATAGATGCGAACGAAATTTCTCAGTATGCGGTAGTCAACCAGTACGGTGCTGCGGTGCCGGCAGAGGCGGAGCTTTTGCCAGCGTTCGCGGACGAGTTCGATAACGTCACGGCTCATTTGCCAGTCCTCGCCATGGCCTTGGCCATCGCCTTATATGCCCTGAGCACATACGCGCTCTTTCCGTACAGGGTGATCTGGAAGGTAATGCCGCGAGACTCCCAGGTATTGACCGGGGAAGCGTCCAGACCAGCATCCGCAATGCGTCTGGCCATAGCCAACTGCCAAAACGGGCCAGTCAGCCAGATGCGGGAATAAGCCCCTTCGTCGCTATAGGTGATCTTCATGCAGCCTCCCGTTGTTTTATGAGCGCACGGCGTAGCGCGCTGTAATGGCGTCTGATGCCTTCCAGTTCTTCGATGGTGTATCGGTGAGGGGTGTTGTTGTTTTCAAGCGCCTCGACGCGCTCAGCGCCGATTTTCTCTACCAGAGCGATGCGGTACTGCTGCTGGTTACCTGACATTTGCACGTTGCAGTGATGACACTGCTTGTGAATGTTGTCCTCGTTGTAGCGCAGGTGAGACGCCTTCCCGCGGGATCGGTAATGACCGGCCTCCCACTGAACCGTTTCGAACGTGCCGCAGCTGATGCACGGCAGATCGTGGTCACGCTCGCGGATATAGTCGTTAACGACACGCTGGGTCATATCTTCCCAGTGCCGGAGAGGTTTCACAGATGCTTTGCGCTTCCGCCAGGCCGCACGCTCTTTCTTCTCTTTTGCCTGGGCCTGCTTTTCGCGCTTCTTCTCCAGTTCCTGCATGGCAAATTCAGCGCCATGCTCTGGGCAGCACCAACGATGGTTTTCGAATGCTGGGGTGAATTTTGCCCGGCAGATTTTGCACCGGCGCTGAGTACGTTTAAGCATGATCACCGCCCTGGATCTGCACCAAGGTCAGGCGGCCGCAGAATACAGCCCCAGTGTCGATATACATCTGATTGGCGTACTGAATTGGCTGATGTGCCGGGGTGTGACCAAAAATAAACAGGTCTGCACCGGATATTTCATTCACAATCCCATCCTGAGCCGCGCTCACTCGCTCACGATTCCAGATCACCTGTTCTGCATCGACGGGCTTGCCATATGAGTATTCGTTATGCGGGTAGTCAGCATGGCAGACCACCACCTTCTTACCCTCGGTCATTACCTCAATGATAAGTGGCAAACCTGCAACCAAATGCGTCAACGCGATAGCCAGGCGCTCTTTGTCGTAGTCAAGGTTAAAGAACCATCCGCCACCGTTAGCGAGCCAGTGATTCACGTTCCCGGACGAGGATAGTCCGTCGAGCATCATCTGCTCATGGTTTCCGCGAACAGCCATGAACCAGGGCATTGTGATTAGCTCAAGGCATTCGACGTTTTCCGCCCCGCGATCGATAAGGTCACCTACTGAAATCAGCAGGTCACACAATGGATCAAAATGGACCTTTTCCAGCTCGTTCATCAGCAGCGTATGGCACCCATGCAGATCTCCAACAACCCAGATGTTGCGCCAGATAGCACCATTAATGCTTCGGTAGAGGCTCATGCAATTTTCCTTCTGGCAGCGCGGCGCAGCCAGCGGACATCTGCCAGGTGAGCCGTATAGTGAAAGGTGGGGATATCGGATGGTTTTACTTCTACCTTGCGCTTGCGGCGCGCCGGCACGCGGAAAATACCGCGATCCATTACTTTGGCGAGAAGGCTGCTCATCAGACCTCCTGCTTTTGCTGCAGCTGCTGATATTCGCAACCATGTGGAATGGTGAGAGCCAGACCAAACTGAGCGCACCAGGCCTCAACTTTGGTCAGGAAGATGTGCATTTCGCCGGTATCAAGATCGGAGGTATGCCGGGGTTCCCAGGTTGTGGTTTTCTCACCGGTGATGAAGTCGGTGTATGTCACCTCTTCACACCCGAGATAGGTCTTTTTGAGGTTGCGCTTAACCCATTCAGGAGTTGCGTCGGCACGTCCGGAGTTAATCAGGTATTCGCTGATTTCCGCGTACCACATGTGACTGAGTGCGTTCTGGCTCAGGCTGCGTTTTTCACGCCACTCTTTGACCTGCAGGCGCAGGCATTTCCCGTCAGAGAGCTGCTCCTGAAGAATCTTGCCTATAGCGCTGAAGTTGCCGCTGTGCAGTTTGATGCCGCATTGAGGGATGTTCACGCTTCACCTCCGCAGAGGCTAAACGCTGAATGCAGAAAATCGCCGGTGGCCTTCGCCATCGGTGACAGGGATTGCTGTAAGGTTTTGTGCGCCATGTGTCCCCACTTGGCGCCGGTCATTAGTGTCAGTTGCTCAGGCTGACCAGGTAATTATCGCCCGTCACGGGGATAAAAGCAAAATGAGCATATACGAGAAAATCGCTATTTCTTGGCGTTCTGCTCAGCCATTTCCAGATAGCGCGGGTCGCTGGCGCGCGGGAGCTGGGTGCTCTGCTCGCGGTAGTAGCGGACGCGTTCCATGAAATACTCGCGCAGATGTTCTGGCTGTTCCCGCGCCACCACTTCGGCGACAACCGGCATGTTCATTCGTTCTTTGTAGGCGACGCCGGAAGCGGCCAGGTCGACGTTGACCTTATCGCGCTCTTCCTGGCTTTTGGCTGCAATGTTCCACTGCGGCATATTTATTAACCCTACTAAAAATGGATAATTGCCATTTATTACATATGATGAGATAAATTAAATCAACGCCAAGTATGGCGGGATGGCTGAGAGGCTGAAAGCGGCGCACTTATAATGCGTTAACCGGAAACGGTTCGCGGGTTCGAATCCCGCTCCCATTTGAGGGGTCGATTTTTGTCGGCCCCTTTTTGTTTTAAGTCTTGCGTTCTGCGGGGGATTTAGGAATCAAACCATCCCTCGTATTCAGACTCGATGACCCGATGAGATAAAATCTCCATGCGCCTGTCCCGCCTGTCTGATGTCGGATCAGCATCAATTTCGGCAGCCTTCTCCGCGAGAAACGCTACTGCCTTGAGGTATTCCTCTTCCCTGAAATTGCCGTAGCAGATACCGTCAGAGCAGACACGCCATACCGTTCTGCGTGGCTCTTCTTCTTTTCTGGCTATAAGGTCACCCACGAACTCACGAAGAGAGCGTAATCGGTCAAGGTCGAAGGTTCTGATTTCATCGCGCACATTACTCACCTTTCACCTCCTGCGGGGCGGCTGCCAATGTGGAGTCGATGATATGCTGGCGCATCCAGTTAGCCCCACGCGCAAACACGTCTACTGGGTCTCCATAGTAATATCCTATTTCATATGCCTGCCCTGATGTCATCTCATCAGGAATTACCAGAGAGTTGCCGCCTTGCGCCGGAGTGACGCTGTTTTGCGCCGGGCAGCAATCGGATTGCGCCGGAGATTTGGTGTGCAGCACCTGCACATTTTCGTCACTCCTGCAGATCGCTTCAGTTCCTGCACTTTTTTTTAATTCCTGCAGCATGGCGGCGCGGCAGGCGTTCCAGCCAGCACGATACCCGCGAACTTCTCCACCATATGACCGACTGGCCTGCTGCGGCGTCATTTCCTCCGGCGCTACCGGCGCTGGCTGCGCGTGGCGATAGAGCTTCGTCCCGTATGGCATTTGCTGAATGCCGACAAGAGGCCTAATCTCTCGCTCCCCAAAAGCTTCGGGGTCGCCATAAATTGAAACCACTTCTGCCACCGGCTCGCTGTCCATTGCGGCCTTGCGGCGTTCCTGTAGCTCTTCCAGAGCAATCGTCAGCGCGTAATAAAACGAGTGGTCAACTCGATTGTCGGCGCGTTCTGCGTTATCGCGCGCCAGTTTGACGCTGTTCAAAAGCTGGATGACGCTGTTTTCTGCTAACTGGTTATTGGTCATTGGTTAGCTCCTTCTGCCTGATACTTTTCGAACCAGAACACTACCGGCGCGTTAGTTGGTTGAACCAAGCCGAATGATTCCGCTGTGCGGTAGCTTCTCGATCCCCGGCGGGTAACATCGACCTGAGTTGCAATGCGATTGCGAAAATCCTCAACCGTGCTGCACATTTTGAACAGGTTGCAGGGGATGCATGCCGGAACCATATTGCTGGCCGTATCGTTTTCCGGCCTGTCCATTGCGTAGCCGTTACTGATATTTCTTCGTACAGCTTCGACGTGGTCAGCGTGCCATTTATCGCCAAGCTCACAGCCGCAGTAAGCGCAGCGCCCGCCAAACTTCATGCGCAGTTCTGCGCGCTGTTTTTTGGTCAGTGCCATCTACTCATCCTCCACCTTGATGCCAGCGAGCCAATTTCTAACCAGCTGATATTCGTTATTTCGGAAAGAGCCGCAGGCGTAAATGTACGGCAACCGCAGGTTATGGCCGTTCTGGCGTAGGTAGTCTTTGCATCCATGCTCGGTAAAGCAGGCAGTAACAAACTCATCTACTTCCTGCATCGCGTATCGGTCATATCCGCGAGTGTCGCGACCATCCTGATAAAGCGCTTCCAGCCGCTTGGCTCGCAGTTCGCTGACCTCTTCACCATCCCATACCCAGCAAATTCGGCTAGGCGAGTGCTCATCGCTTCCGATAATTTCACGCTTCTGGAAAACGACGAACATGGGCTGATCGGTAATGCGGTTGTCCTGCGTCCTGATAAGCTCACCGATTGTGTAAAGCTCAGCTGGCAGCTTCACGGTGCGGGACTCCAGCTCGGCGATGCGGTCAGCTTGTTTGCACAATGCCTGAGACAAAAGAGCAATCAGCTCATTGTTTGAGTTAGTCAGCTTGTGCCAGTCGGCGTCATCAGCGCAGAACGCATCGACAACTTCGCGCCATTGCTTCTCGCCTGCCTGCGCCTTCTCCAGCGCCTCTACCAGCGCGTCAACGTAGCCAGCGGCACGGAGGGCAAACTCCGTGATCGATAACTCTGCGTCAGTTTCTTTCCCGTAGCTTTCGCACTCCGACACAACGGCAAAATAGTCAGAATCAATTTCGTTATCTGCCAGGTGGCGTAGCAGGTCGGCTGTCAGCTGCCCGTTTGCAATAAGCAGTTCGTTCCGCTGCGCCAGTTCGGTGATATCAGTCATTGGACTTTCCCTCGCTGCGGAACATCATGATTGTCAGGTCGCCTTTAGTGGCCAGGCGAACGGTAGAGCCAGGCTCCAGGCTGTTAAGCTCAAAGGCGTCATAAAACTCATTCACAGCTTTCTGGCGGCGAGACTCCTTACGACGCTTGTCCCACTGCCTCAGAGCATTTTTGGTAATCCACTGGCCTGTTTTAACCATGATGTATGCCCATCCAAGAATGGCTAAACCGGTATTGAGATAAGTGGCGATGCTCATTTGTCTGCCCCCTCGCGCAGCTGCTGGGCAAACTCACGGAGTTTTAACCCGATTACTCTGGTACTTGCCACAGTGTCGACCCGGTCGAGCTCTACCGCGGCTTCATCAATGGCATCAGCCTTAATCCCGGCCAGGTAGGCATCGGTAGCGGGGGTTTGTACTGCCGTCACATTAGCCCGGTGGTCATTCCATCCGCGCGCATATATCGGATTTATGGACATGCCGTCCTTCACGCAGTACCGCTGGCCACCACGATTGATAACTTCAATCTCTTCCGCAACGGCTGCCTTCAGCGCCATATTCTCCGTAGCCAGCTTATCCATTTCGATGCTACGACCTTTCCAGCCCTCCCACATTGCAGCCATCATCATGAACCAGACATTCCCGCACCCCACCTTCTTCTCGTTAAAGAACCAGGTTACGAATTCAATGCTCATATCGTTTTGCAGTGCAATCTGTTCGACTTCGTTTTTCATTTTCTTACTCCCGCCAGGCACTGGTTAAACAGGTTGGTCATTGGGTTTACACCGCCAGGACGCTGGCGATACTGAACAGACGGATCGCTTTCGGTTACGGCTGTTGTGTCGATCAGGGTGTAGCGGTAGCTCCTGCACTCACCTTCACGCTTAACCTGGCCGTCACGGTGCATCTGCCACAGGGAGGAATTGACCACTGAAGAGTCAAGACCGGTACCGCGGCGGATATCCTGAAAGCTGCAGCCAGGATGCTGGCCGATGAAGTTAATAACGGCTTGTTTGCCAGAGTTCTTTTTCATGACCGTCCTCTCCCCAGTCCAAATTTCGCCCGAATCTCTGCGATTTTGTTTAACCCCTGCTCCTGACTTAATGGCCGACCACCAAGTTTTGGAATCTGCTTAACCGGCTCTGGAATCGCTTCTCCTGCGTTTAAACGACGCACCATACGCATCAGCTCATCCTGAGCCTTGCGGCGCAGCTCAGCGTCACTGAGGCCGTTTGCGCGCATATCTGCGTACAGGCCAGTAACCATCCAGTAGCAGGCCTTGTGCTTCAGCGTTACCGGCGTGACGTTGTACTCTGGCCACGGATAGGACTCAGCATCCGGGTATTGCCCGCGGGTCCGGCAGTACTGGTAAACCATATCGACCAGCTCCACTGCATCCGGCAGTCCGGCAGATACGGCTGATTCCGATTTGCACCAGGCGACAAACTGACCCGGCGATGGCATGAATGGTCGATCCTGTTTGCGGGCAACGCGCATTCCGGCGTTGATTTGCTCCATGGAGACAATCCCGTTTTCCTTGAACGCAAGGAGCCACTGCCGGCGCATCTCGTTCATCTCCTCGGGTGTTTTGCTGGCCAGCGCCGGGAACACAGCGAGCAACTGGCGGAACAGTTCGTTGAAGATCTCCGCAGTCTTTGCCGCCTGGCGCTTTACTGCCTGCTCGTCCTGCATTTCAGGAAGCCCGGCAGCCACGCGCTGGAAGTTTTCTCGGTCGAAGTTGTGCATGCTTTCAGCGATTGATTTCATTCGAGCACCCCATAAATCCAGTCAGTGTTGTTCAGGTCGACTTTTGGCTTCCCGGCAACCTGAACCCCTGGCGCGCTGCGCTGCATGGTCAGCTTGTCCCACTGCTTGCGCAGCGCTTCAGGGCTCAGGATGTTGCGATGCCAGAACGAGTCTTTGCTGGCCCAGTCGTACATGGCGCAAATGTCCTGGTGGCTGCGGTTGTCGATCTGGCGCATCAGTCGAACCGTGTTTGACCAGGCGGTCATGTCAGGGGCTTTGCAGGTTGGGTTGATCATCCTGACCCTGGAGAAAATCCACTCGGCAACGCGAACGTCTTCTGCGGTTCCCCACTTGCTGCCGCTGGGTGTGTAAACCGCAGCATCAGGATGAGCAGACAAAAATTTCTTCAGGCGGACGTCAGAGGATTCGCCAGAATTCTCGGACGAAGATCTTTTAATGTTTTTATTCTTGTTATTACCTTCTTGTTCATGTTGTGCGGTTGTTTGTGCGGCTTCATGTGCGCCATCATGTGCGGGCACCACCTTCAAACCCGCGCCATTGCTGGGCTCGCCATGTGCGCAAGTATGTGCGGCTTCATGTGCGGCTTCATGTGCGGGTAAATTGTCTGTTTTTTGAGCATATTCTGCAAAATTTGTGATGGTGATCACTCTACCTTTTTGCTTCTCACCTTCGATAGAAATCATCCCTTCGCGCACAAAAACAGCCAGCATTCTCTCCACTGAATCGCGACTAGTAGGATTCCCTTTCCGGTCGCAAAGCTGCAGCCCTAAATCGGCCGCTGTGACCACCAGTTGTCCGGGCAGCAGTGACCACTCATGACCTTTGAAAGTCGCTTTGAATGGCTGACGAGCAGCATTAAGCAGCAGGTTTTCCCACAGGGTTCTGAGGTACACATCTTTTGCCCAGGACTGCTTGAGAACGCTCCGGTACAACGGGATGTAGCCAGATTTCTGGTTTTCCATCCGGTTGCTCCTGAATTGCCCCGGCGCGGCGCCGGGAAACTTGAGTATTTCTGCGGTGTTCATGCTTCACTCTCCCAGCCGGCCTCTTTCAGGAATTCGCGATAGTTATCCAGGATGGCGCGCGCATCAGCTGGCAGTTCAATGTCAGCCTGATCAGCGACTATCTGGAGAAACTGGCGCGCCTTTGCTGCGCTAAACTGCGGCAGCGCCGCGCTGCGGGTTAATTTCGATTTACCTGACGCTCTGGCCTTATCCATCTGGCGAATGGCTACAGAGGCCGCCTGGGGGCCGTGCTCGCGGGATAGTGCAACCGCGGTTGTTGGGGATACCTCGCCGGCACGCACCATGCTGATCAGCTCTTCTCCACAGGTCAGCAAATGCAGGTGATAGTCGACGTCGGACAGAGAACGCTTAACTTTCTTCGCGATCTCGTCCGGTTCCCACCCCTGATTTCTCAAACGCTGATATGCAGCTGCGCGTTCCAGAGCAGTGAGAGGCTTGCCCTGGTTCCGGGTAACCATGAAGGCGATACGATCAGCTTCGTTCCCGACGAAGTCTTTGCACTCAAGCCGGATGATGTCAGCGCCTGCTTTCGTCGCTTCAATGGCGCCGTAATAGCGGTGGTGGCCGTCGATAACCTTCACGCCCTTCTCGGTAACCTGGACGTCCAGCGGCGGCACCGACTCTCCGGCGATAAACGCATCGCGGAATTCAGCGACGTGATCCTGGTCGATTTCGCGGATGTTCAGTCCGGGTTCGACGTACAGCTCTTTCAGGGGAACGATAAACGTCCGGTTCACCTTAATGCCGGTTCCGTTTTTATCTTTTTGGTTGTAATGCTGGTAAAGTGAACTCATAATTACTCCTGTGAATTGATCCAGTTAATTCGCGTAGAAAGCCGTTAGTGTTGCTGCACTGCGGCTTTCGCCTTTTACGCACTTCATCAGTCCCACCCAAGCGGACCAGGGCGGCACCGCTCCGCACGCAAACCGATATCTGCCAGCGTTTCTACTGACTGCAGGTAGTGGCGGGAAACTACCACCGCCTCCGGCGGAACAACCTGCAGACCCAGCGCTGATATTTCCTTCGCCATTTCGGCGTAATACCCCTCGCTCTTGCGGCGACTGATTGTCGACTCGCTAACCCCTCGCATTTCCGCAAAAACCTTTTGGCCAATGGATAAAAGCCGGTTTAACAAAATGCCTTCAATCTCAATTGGGTTGAGGATTGGCGGCTCTAACTTTCGGGCTATTGCATTCTCCATCTGTGATACTTCCTCTGGTGGTGTTTGAAGGGCCGATAACATCGGCAACTTATTGAGATTGAGATGGCATCTCGCCATAAAGCAGCCACTTAGGGTCGCAATGGAGCGCAGTTGCCAGTTCGAACAAATAACGTGGGCGCTTGGTTGCCCCGGCCTCAATTGCCTGCAGAGACTGCTGTCTCATGCCAACTTTTTTTGCTAATTGCGCCTGAGACAGATTCATCTCTTCGCGCTTTTTTTTGAGGCGTTGCGAAATGGTTTCCATGTTACCTCCTACAGTTTTATCTGTATTCTGTGACAGTTATTTCTGTTTGTCAATTACAGTTTTAACTGTGAATATCAAGGCATACATTGAGAGGGATTTATGAGCCTTGCAGATCGCGTAAAGCAAAAGAGAATTGAGCTCGGTCTAACGCAGACCGAGGCAGCGTTGAATGCCGGAATAACGCAGCAGTCATGGCAGAGCATTGAAAAGGGAGACACCAGAAAACCGCGTAACATTATTGGCATAGCTAAGGCGCTAAAGTGCGATCCTGACTGGCTAATGAATGGCGGAGCCTTTATGCCTATTGCTGAAGTTAGCAGCAAGAAGGTGCCTCTCATAAGCTATGTCCAGGCAGGGGCTCTCGCAGAAAAAAATCCCATTGAGGCATTTGATGGGAGTTTTGAGTACATCCTTACAGATAACGAAGTTTCTGATTTTACTTTTGCTTTACGCATCGAAGGCGATTCGATGGAGCCAGACTTCAAGGCTGGAGATGTGATAATTGTAGACCCCGAAGTTGAGCCAACCCCCGGAGAGTTTGTTGTGGCCAAGAACGGTGGGGCTCAAGCGACCTTTAAAAAATATCGGCCTACTTACACGGATCACCTGGGCTGCCAGCATTTCGAGCTTGTGCCATTGAATGATGACTACCCGATTATCAGTAGCGAGCATCAACCACTAACAATCATCGGCGTGATGATTGAACACAGAATCTATCGAAGAAAGCGCTAACCCCCTCCCCCTCTCAGAATAGAACCGGCGTATGCCGGTTTTTTTTTCGCCCCATCAAAATAAATCACCTTTCATTACAGTTAGATATGTAATCAATGACAAAAAATACAGTTTTGTCTGTTGACGAAAATACAGTTTTATCTGTAAATTTAAGCCATCCAAACAACAACGTTGGCGCCGGTAATAGGTCACAACGCTCCGTTAGCCGCGATAAGGCAAAGGTGAAGAGATGATCCGCGAAGAAGACAAGCCTGCATGGCGTAATTTTTGGTTAAAGGTCGTTCCGTTTTTGGTTGCTGTTATCGCAGTTAGCTATCCGTGCTGGGGTGGCAAATGAGCAAGCAAGGCATTCGTTCACTGATTTACTGCCTGCTGATCTGCGGCGTTATCTGGACAGCGTTGATTATCAAAATTCTGCACGCTACGGGGGTGTTCAATGGCTAACTCAATTCCTAACAACGGACGCGCCGTGATGATGCGCAATCGCCGCACCGGCGCCGCCTGGCTGGTCAGCTTCGACTATCGCGACGGCAGCTACTGGCATGAGCCGCAGGGCAATCTGCGCCACATCCGCCGGCCCTACGCTTCACGCAGTATCGAGCCGAACCTGGTACCAGCCGGGACGCATTAACCGCGCATATCAGCGCACGAATTTAACTGAGCTATCAGGCAGCCATTACGGTGCCGGGCGTTTCACAACCAAATTTCAGGGGAAACCATGAGCGAAATAATGGATTTAACCGTCATCGAAATAAAACCAGAACAGGCGCCTGCCCTGTACCGGGCTGGCGGTCTTGACGCTTACCTGGAGCAGATTCGCCAGGCCGTGAACGAGGTTCCGGACCTGACCACCAAGAAAGGTCGTGACCGTGTCGCTTCTCTCGCGGCGCAGGTATCACGCAGCAAGACGGCAATCGAAAAGCCGGGGCGCGAGTACCTGAAACGCCTTAAAGAGGCTGTGCGCCCTGCTGAGGCGGAAATTAAGCGGTTCGTTGACGCATGTGACGAGCTGCGCGATGCGACCCGTAAGCCGCTGACCGAATGGGAAGCCGAACAGGAACGCATTAAGGCAGAAGAAGCCATGAGCGCACTGCATGCCGAAGCACTGGCGATGAATGAAGAGTTCGATCGGCAACTGGCTGCTCGTATTGAGTCTGACCACGAAATGGCTCTGCTGATGAATGACGCTTTCGACCGAGAGCAGGCCGAGAAGAAAGCAGAAGCCGAACGCTGGCGCATTTTCCGGGAAGAAGAGATGGTTCGTCGGGCGGAAGAGAAAGCCAAGCGTGAAGCAGCAGAAAAGGCACAGCGTGAAATTGACGCCGCAGCCGCCAGAGAGCGCGAAGCAATTTTGGCCAAAGAGCGAGCGGAACGTGAACAGAGAGAAGCAGCTGAGCGTGCGGAGCGTGAAAAACAGGCCGCTGTTGAAGCAGAACGCCGCAAAGCACAGGAAGAAGCCGATCGCATCCGCCGCGAGGCAGAGCAACGCGATCAGGCCCGCCTGGCTGAGGAGAAGCGTAAAGCCGATGAGCAGGCGCGACGCGAAGCCGACGTTAAGCACCGCAAGGCTGTAGGTACTGAAATCGTCAAAGCTCTTCTGGCCAATACCAGCCTTACCCGGGATCAGGCTATCGAGGTACTCACCGCGGTTAAAGACGGCCGCATTCCTCATACCGGTATCAGTTACTGAGGTGGTTATGAACGCATACCGCGCATATGACGTGATCGAAGAGCGTAAGTGGGCTGAACAGACGCTCACCGAAGAGAAGCAAAAGTGGATTGACGATCGGGCGCAGGAAATTATCGACGTCTTGCCGAAAGAGCCGTCAGGCCTGTTCCGCTTCTCTGTACCGATGGACAAAAGCCCATACGAAGGCCTCCGCAGCGATGCAGCTGGCGAGGCATATAACGATCTCATTTCGGCAGTAGCTTACGCCCAGGCGGAATACGACTGGGATCACCGCACCGGCTGCCCGTTTTAAGGATGCATGAAATGTCTGAATCTAAAACTCACTACCGAAAAGCTTTTGACTCTCCCTATCTGAGCAGTGCCGACATCGTTGAACCTACGGTGCTGACGATCGCCAGGGCAACATTAGAAAGCGACAAAACCAAAAAAACTAAAGACGTTTTTAACACCGCTTATTTTGAGGAGCGCGAGTTGCGCCCTGGCGAAAAGCTTAAGCCAATGATCCTGAATGCCACCAACAGCAAGATGCTGAAAAGCATTACCGGATCGCCATTCCTTGAGGATTGGGTCGGCGTGAAAGTCACTGTTTACGTCGATAAAAATGTCAGGTTCGGAAAGGAATCGGTTGAAGGTCTCCGCTTAAGCCCAGCGCGCGTTTCAAAACCTGTGCTTTCGCCGGAAAAAACGCAGGCATGGAATAACGCTAAGGCCGCCTTCAAGCGCGATGGCAACCTGGATGCAGTGCTGGCGAGAATGGACATTTCTCCAGAGCATCGCCGCCAACTGGAACAGGAGTGCTCAGCATGATCTGGCATGACGTCGAGCAAAACGGGGAAGAGTGGGATGCTCTTCGCCTGGGGAAGGCTACCGCTTCAAACTTCGGCTTGATTATGGCTAACGATGGCAAGGCGTTTGGTGAGCCAGCCAAGCGTTATGCGCTTCAGTTAGCTCTTGAGCAGATTAAAGGGTGCAAGTCTGAGTTTGGCTTCACAAACGACCATATGGAGCGCGGCCACGAACAGGAGCCAATCGCTCGCATGCTGTACGAAGAGATGAACTTCGTCGACGTGGATAACGGCGGTTTCTTTGATCACGAGACGTATGGGGATAGTCCAGACGGACTCGTTGGCCGGGACGGGTTGGTTGAGATTAAGTCGGTAATTGCCGCCACTCACTACGCCACCCTCACCCGCGGCGCCTTCGATCCGGCATATAGATGGCAACTAATCGGCCACCTTGATTGCTCTGGCCGGGATTGGGTTGACTTCATCAGCTACTGCTCTGATTTCCCTGACGGAAAGCAACTCATTGTTTACCGTCTGACGGCCGCTGAGTGCCAATCAGAGATAGCCCGCCTTCGCGCGAGAAGGAATGAGTTCCTGTCCCTTGTGGCAGAGACTAAGCGAATGATACTGGAGCTCGAATGAAACATTACCGCGACGCCATAACCGTAGGAAAAGTGAAGTGCATGTACTCCGTCCTTCATCGTGGCTGGCTAATGCCATCAGGTGAAGTGGTAAGAAACCCTTTAAAGGCTCAGAGGCTGGCTGAAGAGCTGGACACGAAAAGAGGTGTGCAATGACTGATTATGGCGGATCGAAAACTCCAAAAAATGAACGTGACTACTGGCAAACGCCGATTGAAATTTTCAACGCGCTCGATCGCGAGTTTGGCTTCTGGCTGGATGCTGCAGCCTCTGAGAGTAACGCGCTATGCGCTCACTATCTCACTGAGCTGGATGACTCGCTGAACAGCGAATGGACGTCGTACGGCGCGATATGGTGTAACCCGCCCTATTCCGATATTGGGCCGTGGGTAGAAAAGGCTGCTGAGCAATCCCGGGCGCAGTCTCAGGCCGTAGTGATGTTGCTACCGGCTGACATCTCTACTGGCTGGTTTATTTCAGCCATGCAATCAGCTGATGAACTCAGGCTGATAACGGGTGGTCGTGTTCATTTTGTTCCTGCATCCGTTACAGGAAAGCGCCAGAGCAACCCAAAAGGCTCGCTCCTGTTTATCTGGCGCCCGTACATCAGCCCGCGACACATCATCACGACCGTATCGCTGGCTGAGTTAAAGCGGATCGGGACTCTGGAGGCAGCATGAGCAAAGGGACTGTTATCTGCCTCTGTGATTTAACCGGGAAAATGGCTGAGCCATGGGTCGAAGCAGGTTATCGTGCCGTTCTGGTGGACCCGCAGTACCCTGAAACTTCGATCGTCGGTCCTGTAGAGCGCATATCGGCAACCATCCTTGAGGCGATGCCGCGGCTATCTCAGCTCAACCGCTCTGAGAACGTCGTCATCGTCATCGGCTTCCCGCCATGCACGGACGTTGCTGTTTCCGGTTCCCGCTGGTTCGAGTCCAAGCGCGCCAAAGACCCGCATTTCCAGGGCAAGGCCGCGCTGGTCGCTGAGCAATGCCGGATGGTTGGTTTGGCGGCCGGCTGCCCGTGGGCATTCGAAAACCCGGTGAGCGTGTTCAGTAGCATCTTCGGCTCTGCCGATTACACGTTCCATCCGTACCAGTTCACTGGTCTGTGCGCGGATGACAACTACACGAAGCAGACATGCCTCTGGACGGGTAACGGCTTCAAGGCGCCGGCAGAGAATATGCACCCGATGGTTGAAGCGGCTATCGACGTCGTGAGGCTGGCCTGCGGCCGCATGGTGCCGAAGAAAAAGGCGATCGAGGCCATATCCGGAGCGTCCTTTGCCGGATTGGTGACTGACTGGTATCCGGACAACCGCATTCACGAATGCCCACCCAGCGACGAGCGAGCCAACATTCGCAGTGCTACTCCCCTGGGCTTTGCAAGGGCCGTTTTCCTTTCGAATGCACCCCACCTCAATAAAAAGCGGGAGGCAGCATGACGCCAGAAATAGAAAACGTTATGCGCAATCAGGGGCGTCAATGCGTTGATGAAATCCGCCGCGCCCTGAAGGCCAAGCCAAAACCGAAATGGAATGAGGTGGAGCCACCGATCCTCAAAAAGCACCACGAAAAAATTAAGCCAATGGGCATCAGCCTTACGGCATTCGTCAGCAGCATTGGCCGCATGAATGGGCGGTATGGAGTGGAATCATGAGCAAATACCCAAGAGTCGGCAGTGTTGCCGCCAAAAGCAAAAATACCTCTGCCAAATGCAAGTGCGGTGCAGTTGCGAAGTTTAAAACCACGGTAGAAGTAAATGTTTTCCGTGGTGATGACGAAGTGGTCTGGTCTTGTAACGAGCACAAGAAAGACTGCTCATTTTTAGTCGGCGGGCAAGGCGGTGCTGCATGAAAGAACGTGGAATGATTTTCAATTCTGAAATGGTACGCGCCATCCTCGACGGCCGGAAGACACAGACACGGCGGATTATGGCTCCGCAGCCTGCTGACGACATTGAGCGTGGCATTTTCCCTAACCCAGAAGTAATTGGCTGGAAATCCTCTCGGAGGCACAAGCATGGCAGCACCACTGCTCATTTTTGCCATTACGGAAAACCAGGCGACCGTATCTGGGTGCGTGAAACTTGGGGCGTTGTCAGTCACGCCTTTAGTGACGATGGCTTGATGATTGACTGGGTTCCTGATCGTCCAGCGACTGCCATCCACGAAATGCCGTTTGGCAATGGCTATTACTCTGGCTACGCCATTTATGCAGCTGATGGTGATTTTACCTGGGGTGATGACGATGGTTATGAAGATGGCCGTTCGTGCTGGAAACCTTCCATTCATATGCCGAGAGCAGCCAGCCGCATTCTGCTGGAAATCACCGACGTGCGGGTTGAGCGGCTGAACGCTATTAGCGAAGAGGACGCACAACGCGAGGGAGTACATACCGAGGTATGGGACCAGACAGTAGTCGCTAGGAATTACGCAGCCCGTGATGAATTTTTCCAGTTTTGGTCAGAGGACATGCCCCACTACGTCGAAATGAATCAACTTTATCGGTCCTCATTCAGAAGCCTGTGGGAATCCATCTATGGCGCCGAAAACTGGCAAGCCAACCCCTGGGTTTGGGTTATCGAGTTCAAGCGCGTTGAAGGCGGTGCAGCATGAACAGAGCCTCTCCCGTTGATTTAAGGAAATGCCTTGAGGCCGCTCATATGCTGGCAAATATCGGCATCCGTTTTGTGCCGATCCCGGTAGCGACAGAGGAAGAGTTCCAGGCACTGTCTGCCGAGCTTTCACGAAAGCTTGAGCAGATGGCGGTTGAAGCGGAAAAAAGCGAAGGCGGTGCAGCATGAGCGCAGAAATCATCGATCAGGCCAACGAGCTGGCAGAGCGCCGGCTGGAAATGACCATCCAGAACATGCGCATCAACCATGCGGCGGTATCGGCTACTCACTGCCGCGACTGCGGGGAAGAGATACCCGAGCGGCGCCGGGAACTGGTGGCGGGATGTCAGCGCTGCGCTGACTGTCAGGAAGAAGAGGAATTGCGCGGAAAACACCGGAAGGGGTACAAGTAGATGCAGAACACAAACATCACTATTCAGCCGGCAATTATTAATCGTGAGACGGTACAGGCTATGCTGGGAGGGATTTCAAGGACTACTTTCTGGCGAAAACGCAGATACTGGGAGCAAAACGGCACCCCTTTCCCTTCCCCTGCCCCGGGTACTAATCCGGGGAAAGGTGGTGAGCAGTATCGCTATTGCGACGTAATGCGCTTCTTTGCCTCTCAGGGGCTCGTTGAGTCGACGCATGACTGA